TTCTACCACCTATTGTTGTGGTTATTCCACTAAAACCAGAATCTATACTGATATTATCTGATACACCACCACTAAAAACAACCGTATTTGCATTTTCTCCTGATTCAAATGAGAGAACCTTTGCTCTCGATTTGACATCGGAACCATAATCTGTAGTATCATTAGTTGTTTGATTTAAATTCAAACTACGGTCTTGAATATATTTTACAACCAAAGTATCACTATCATATGAGGCTACTATACCTCTTGCTGTACCATCTGTTACAGTTTGTGCTATTCCCGCACCAATAAAATTATTTGGATTACTAAATTCTGGAGTTTCACTTAGTTTTACAGAAAACAATGATGAAAATTGAGATTCAGTATACAAATTAGAGGTTCCAAATTTATTTGGATTTTTAATGATTCCAACTTGAGCAAAATGTGTATCAACTGGAAAATCTTTTGTTGAATCATCGAATCTAGAATAAACTAAAACTTTATCAGCACCAAGTTCTGTGTAAATATCAAAACCATGACCCTTAGAGGGTGGTATGATCGGTATTAAATTTGCAAATGTGCTGGGACTAGCATTAAAACCAGATAAATCAACCATTCCAAATGTGTAACCCGAACCACCAGCGATAACAACAACGTCGGTAATTTCTCCACCAGTAACTGTGACCTGACATTTTGCCCCTTCACCATCACCAAGAATATCACAAGTTTTAACAACTGAACCTGAATCAGTGGTATATCCAGATCCTTTATTTTTTATGAAAACCTTTTGAATTTGATTCTTATTTATATCAGAATTTCCTGTTTCTCTAACTGCTTGTATTTGACCATCAGTTGTAGTTGACCAATCATTAGGAAGAACAATATATTCGGTTGAATCAAATTTTATTACATCACTGGGTGAAACTGTAAATAAGTATTTCCAAGTATAAGGATCACCAACTCCAGGAGATGCTGGTTGCAAATCTGTAAAGGTAGGTTCGATTTGTGTTTGTTTTCCCTTTGCATCAGTGCTATTAGGATCACCAGATCCTCCATTGTCGATACAGATATAAACTTTAAATTGTGAAGTAATTACATAATAATTAGATCTATATAAACTTCCAGATTTTGAATTTGGTGATAGATTACTAGTGCTATAATCGTGACGATACATATCATACCTTTCATTAGCAATCCAAGAGTGTTTTTTTACAACTCTTCGTATGTTAGATGAATTAATTTTTTTACCAAATAACGATGTATCTCTATAATGTGTAAGATACTCCAAATTATCGACTGGATCTGGTGTATCACCTGCATCATTCCAATTTGTTGCTCTTCCGAAACCATTTCTTACAGGATCAGGTAAACCTAAGAATACATAATAAGAATTATTAGAGTCTAATACAGAATCTACAAAATTACCAGCGTTTGTTATTCTAAACTGATCTGTTACTACTGCGGGCATATTAATAGTTTTTTAGATATTTATACAACATTTTTTAAGTTGGTCTTATTTCTGGAATTATTGCTCCAGATTGTTCAAAAGTATCAGCACCACCAATTCTTTTTAATGTTGGGAAAGTTGATATTCCTGTTGATGTTACTAATCCTACAGAGAGACCAGTTACACCTATTGATATTGGACTCGATGATCTAGTTAAAGATTTAACAACTCCAACTGAATACTTACCAACAGGCACTTTATCAGTTCCTGATGATGATATACCAGTCGTAACTGTATTTGATTTAATTAAACATGTCACTATACCAGAACCTGCTACAGGGTTATCCTCAGTAATAGACTCAACGATGTAAATATTATCAACGAATGATTCACCAATACCTACTACTTCAGTATCATCACCAGAATTGAATATTGACGTAACACCTGTTCCGACACGAGTATCAAAAATATAAATTGGTTTTCCAACTTCAATTGGATTTTGCACACCAAATTGATCACGATTATCACCCTCTCGTTTAAGTGTAAATTTAATACCCAATTTAGATGATGCTGTAGTTGTTGTTCCAATACCAGTTACAACTCCTACGTTACTTTGGATGTTTACATTAATATTAGTGCCAGAATTATATGTAATATTTTCATAAGGGAATGCTGGTTTCCGAATTATCGCTTGTGGTGGATTTGTGCTTGTGTAACCAAATCCCTCATTAAAGACAGATGCACTTACAACTTCTCCTCTAGCATTAGGAGTCGTTTCTCCTGTAGCAGTTGTGCCAATACCAATACCAATACCACCAACTGGTGGTGCGATTTGAATGGAAGGAGAAAATGTATAACCAGAACCACTTTCGGTAATTGTTATGGCAGTGATCGTACCAGCAGCTGATACTGTGCATGTTGCAGCAGCTCCTATTTTAATTGATGAATCTGTAAATAAAGAGAACGATAACTTAGGAGTAGGAGTAATATTATTCTCATATTTAAATAAATCAACATTATCAACATAAATTGAAGTATCTCCAGTTTTTACATCACCAATTACTTTAGCGATAGGACTTATTCTTGGTTCAATACTGGTTCTTTTCTTCGAAACAGAACTCTTGTTTATAATTTTATCTACCTTTTGTTTGATAAGAGTAAGTGATCTATTTACTGTGGAATTAACACCTTGAAATAAATATGGGTTTGTCTCTAATTTTTGTGATGTATTCAAACTAAATACTGTTCTCTTATCCTGAGCCTTAACTCCTGATCCTTGAGTTATTTGAATTTCGTCTCCCTTTTCAATAGTTAATTTCTCTTTTAAATTAATCTCAGAATCTTCATCTTGTGTGCCTTTATAGAATAAGATTGTTACATCATCTTCTGGTACAGGTGCCTCAGAAAAACTTATTATATTTCCACCAAATATTGTATAAGATGAAATTGGTTCCTGAATTACTCCATTTATGACAACTAAAAATAAATTTTCTTTTTTAACACTAGCATTCAGTGTATTTTCATCAAGTTCAAAACTAAGCAATTGATTATTCAATGATAACGTAAATTCAGTTCGACTTCCATCTTGTAATCCTTTAATAGAATCAATATAATCAAAATCACCAAACTGCCATAGAGCAAAAGAATCCTTATAAATTTTGTCTATGGTTATGGTTGATCTTTCAAGAAGATTAGATACATCTTTTGATGTTACTAAACCAACAGCTTCAACAACATCACCTTTTTTGAATCCAAATCCTCTGTTTTCAATCTCATACTCAGACACTTCAAATAAAGTAGATCCAATACCTGTAACTGGTTTTACAATTGCATTTACTTTTAAATTTGTGCCAGTGTCAGTTGTCGCACCCTCTCCTAATCTAGAAACACCAATAACAGATAAATTTGAGTAAGATGGTGAAGTTACAGATATAATTGGATCTTTATAACCTGTTCCTGCTGATACAATATTAAATATTGCTGTTCCTCCTACACCAGCAGTAGCAGTTATTTGAGCACCATTACCAACGTTTTTACCTACTTCTACACTGAATATATCATCATTAATTTTTGTAATCCTTAGATTTTGACCAACCACTGTTGTATTTGTTGATCTTGGATATGGATGAACTGTTCGGAAATTATCTCTTGAGCATGAGAAGAATAGACTTCCAGTTGCTATGGAGATAGTATTACTACCAACTGCTCCAGTTCCCTGTAATCCATGATTAGCAATGGTGAGTTGTAATACACCTGTCACTGGATCATATACAGCATCTGTTGGTGAATATGTGGTTGCACCAGTAGTGGAGAAAGTAATAGCATCTGCATTTGCGGATATAAAACGATGTTCATATCCTAAATCAGTTACGGCAACACCAATTGGTGATAATCCATTATATCCAGATCCAAAAGTTAACTTAGGGAAGAATGGATATGCTTCACCAACAGTTGAACCTGAACCAGTATAACTAAATGTTGTATCAGTTTTTCCAACACTAATATTGAAAATATTTGTAGCACCTACGGATACAACCTCAAATTCGGATGTTTTAAGAGTAAGACTAGGACTAAAACCTATATTATCAATCAACACAAAATCATTAGAGTCTTTAAATTTATGCTCATCCCTCGTTCTAATTGACATTATTCCTGTAGAACCATTATAAACTGCATTCTCAACTACTAAATCAGATCCCTTAAATGCTGTTCCAGCAATACCTGTTATTTCACCACTAGAGTTAAACAGTGCTTTAACATTAGCATTCACCAAAGGAGCATATCCTAATCCGTTTATTGTGTTTCCAATTGAAATCGGAACACCACCTCTTGGTAATTCATTTGTGTTTATATTATTTGAAATAAATGTTGATCCATCACTCGATGTAATACCTGTAAATATAACAGTGGTGACTCCAGTGGCACCACTTCCACTTTCAATTATTCTAAAGTTTTTGCCTGGATTAAATTCTGTAGATGGAGATTGGAATATCCCATTAATGAATAATATTCCACTACCTCCTGTGGTTCCAATTCCGATTGTATTTGCTCCACCTACTTTCAATGTAAATGATGAATTAATTCCTGTAAATTGATCAGATATATCATCATAAATGACATTTGAATCATAATTATTTCTAAAGTAAACACGTCCAGAGAAATTAGATGTGGGTGGATTTAAATCATTAATTGTTTTTGTTTTAGTGATGTCACCTCTTGGTGCTTTTGTAAAGAATATATCTCTACCAACAATATTATAAGAACCTCTAAATATTGTCGCAATATCATCATTTGAATGTGTAACAGCTGTGGTGCCTACAGATGCTCTCTTAACTTCAACTGTATTAAAAGTACCTGATGTGCCAACAGGACTTCCTCCAGTAGTGGCAAATCCTACATTTACGACCTCCATAAATTCACTATTAATTTTGAGGACATCATTTGTAGATATCGTTGATATTCCACTAAGATGAATAATTGTAGTTGTTAATCCAAC